CCAGACTCATCTCTCCCTGAGACGCAAGTCACACGACCTTTGTCGCCTTTTCAAAAGCCATGACAAGTCAATCGAAACCTACAAAAGTCAAAAAGAAACCGGCGCAACGAGGGGCAACTCAAAAACCCATCCTTGGACACACAAAACCAAGAATTCAAACTCCATCACTAAAAGGAGTTTCAAGAATTGCTGAAGTTGCTGATCTTGCTGATAAAATCAAGATGCCGTTGCTGCCTTGGCAACATTATGTCCTTGAGGATATGTTAAGCGTTGATAAGGACAATCAATTTAGGCGTAAATCCAATCTGCTATTGTGTAGTCGTCAACAAGGTAAGACTCACCTTGCAAGAATGAGAATTTTGGCTGGTCTCTTTTTATTTTCGGAAAAAAACATAATCGCAATGTCTTCTAACCGAAATATGGCATTAGATACATTTAGGCAGGTAGCAAACACAATTGAGGATAATGACTTCTTAAGAGCGCAAGTAAGGCAGATCAGGTACGCGAATGGTCAAGAGTCAATTACTTTGCTTGATGGCGCAAGATATGAGATTGTGGCTGCGACTAGAGATGGTTCTCGCGGTAAGACTGCTGATTTGCTTTACATTGACGAATTACGAGAAATAAGCGAAGAAGCATTTAAGGCGGCAGTTCCAACTACTCGCGCTAGACCTAACTCTCAAACACTAATGACATCAAATGCCGGCGATGCTTTTAGTACGGTGCTTAATGACCTTAGATCGCGTGCGTTGGATTATCCAAGTAAGACTTTTGGCTTTTGGGAGTATTCTGCACCATTAGCGGCAAGACAAGACATACATAACCGTAAATATTGGGCAATGGCTAATCCTGCCCTTGGATATACCGTAACGGAAAGCGCAATTGAGGAAAGCATCGCAACTAACTCAATCGAAGCCACTTTGACTGAAACTCTTTGCATGTGGATTGATTCTCAGGTTTCACCTTGGACATTTGGAAGCATTGAAGCCTGTTCGGTATCTGAATTGCAAATGCCAATAGGCGCAATGACGGTAATGGCTTTTGATGTAAGCCCATCTAAAAGAAATGGCAGTTTAGTAGCCGCACAACTCATTGATGGCAAAATCGGCGTTGGCATTATGGAAACTTTTAGTTCTGAAGTTGCAATTGATGAGGTTAAAATGGCTTCATCAATACATGAATGGGCAATTAAATATAGACCAGTTCAAATTGCTTATGATAAATATGCAACTGCCTCGATTGCACAAAAACTTGAACAAAGTGGTCATAAAATGATTGATATTAGTGGACAAACCTTTTATCAAGCGTGTGGGGAACTTGCTGATAGTTTAACCAATTCTAGGATTGTTCATAGTGGACAACCTGAATGGGTTACATCAATGAATAATTGTGCAGCAAAACAATCAGATGCAGGTTGGAGAATAATAAGACGCAAATCTGCCGGCGATGTTACGGCGGCAATTTCAACTGCAATGCTTGTCCACATGTTGAGCAAACCCATCTCAGTACCTAAGATTTTTGTCTGAGTTATCTGATATAATTATCTAATGGGATTTTTCCGCGATTTAGTAGGACTTACACCAAAAACTAATATTCAAGCCCAATTAGCACCTGCAGTTATGGGCGACCCTTTTAATTACTACACCCCACTTTCTGCATTTACAATTGATCGCGCTGAAGCAATTACAGTTCCTTCAGTTCAACAAGCACGAAACATTATTTGCGGAATTATTAGTGGCATGGAATTAAATACATACGCAAAAGCAACTGGAGAAGAAATAACTAATTTACCTTGGGTGAATCAGTTAGAAAGAAATGCACCTAACAATGTTACTCTTAGTTGGATTGTAGATTCACTTCTTTGGTATTCCGTAGCATATCTTCAAGTAGTTGAGCAGTATTCCGATGACCTGCGACCTTCACGATTTGAATATATTAGAAATTCAAGAGTTACGGTTGAATTAAATAAAAACAATACTTTTGTAGATCAATATTTTGTTGATGGAAATGCCATACCACAATCAGGAATTGGCAGTTTAATTACGATACAACTAGGCAAAGACCCACTTCTTACTTCAGGCGCAAGAATACTTAAGTCAGCAGTAGATTTAGAAAAAGCAGTTGCAGTTGCCTCATCTACGCCACAACCGGCTGGAATATTGAAAAATAACGGTGCGGATATGGGAGACAAAGAAGTTGCTGGATTATTGTCTGCATGGCGTAGGGCTAGAGAGACAAGATCAACTGCATATTTAACTTCAAGTTTAGAATATCAAGCAACAGCATTTTCTCCTAAAGATATGATGTATGTGGATGCACTCCAAAACATGAGTGCGCAAATTTGTAGGTTATTTAATATTGATGCGTTTTATCTAAATTGCGATATGAACAATAGTATGGTGTATCAAAATATATTAGATAACCGCCGTCAACTCGTTTCTTTTACTCTTGCGCCTTACCTTCAGGCGATAGAAAAAAGATTTTCTTTAGATGATCTTTCACCAGCCACACAAGAAATCCGTTTTGACATTGACTCAGGATTCTTAAGAAGTGACCCAATGGAAAGACTTGCAGTCATTGAAAAAATGTTACAACTGGAACTAATTACAATTGAACAAGCGAGAGAAATGGAAGATTTAAGCCCAAATGGAAATAATTAATTTTAGCGCAGATTTAGAAGCATCCGAGTCACGCAGAATAATTGCAGGAAAGATTGCACCTTATGGCGATGAAATTGGAAACACTAGCGCAGGCAGAGTAATTTTCGAAGCAAATTCAATTCAAATTGATGACCCTAAGAAAATAAAATTATTGCTTGAACATGACCCAAAAAAACCTTTAGGATTTATGAAAACGCTAACGGAAGATTCATCCGGTCTTTTTGCAGAATTTAAGGTCTCCAACACCACACGAGGAACAGATAGCCTAATTGAAGCAAGCGAGAACTTGCGTAGCGGTCTTTCAGTTGGTGTTGAAGTTATTAAAGGAAAAAACAAAGACGGAGTTTATCGCGTTAGCGCGGCTCGTCTCCTTGAAGTTTCGCTAGTACAGGCAGCAGCGTTCAAATCTGCTGAGGTAACAAGCGTTGCTGCATCTGAAAATACAGAGGCAGTTTCAACCGAAAACAAAACAGAAAAAGAGGAAATTGTGGAAAACACAAATACCGAAACACCTGTTGCGACTGAGGTAGTAGAGACCCCTGCGGTTGAAGCCTCACGACCAACAGTTCAGGCAGCAGTTTATACCAAGCCTCGTATTGCACCAATGACTTCAGGACAATATCTTGAAGCAAGCATCAAAGCAGCAATGGGTGATGAGTCTGCTCGTCAAACCATTCTTGCAACAGATGACACAACAACAAATACTGGTCTTACACTTGCACCACATCTAACTGAGTTCATTACAAATACTCTAGATGTTAGACCTTCAGTTGATGCGGTAAGTCGTGGCGCACTTCCAACTTCAGGCATGTCTTTTACAATTCCTAAGTTAACAACAGCACCAACAATTGATTCAAACTCAACAGAGGGCGAAGCACTTGGCGGAACTGAAATGGCTTCAGGTTATATTACAGTTGATGTTAAAAAAGCAGCCGGATTACAAACCATAAGTTGGGAATTATTAGACAGATCGTCACCAATTTTTTATGACGAGTTAATTCGTGAATTAAATCGTGCGTATGCAAAAGCAACTGATGAAGCAATGTTCACACAGTTTGTTACAACTGGAACTGCTGGAACTGCCGTTGCAACCGCAGATGCAGATGGACTTCAATCATTTATTGCAACTGAGGCTGCTGCTGCTTACGCTGCAACAGGCGGATTTGCAACTAACTTAGTTTCAAACAGTTCATGGTGGTCAGTACTACTTGGCGCACAAGATTCAACAAAGCGACCAATTTACGCTGCTGCAAATCCTGTTAACAACGCAGGTATTGCATCACCTTCAGCAGTTGTTGGTTCAGTACTTGGAACTAACTATTATGTTGACCCATTTATCGGTTCAGGAACAGGCGATGATTCAATGTTCCTAATTAATCCTTCATCAATTACATTTTATGAAGCCCCTAAAACAACCCTGAGAGTGGAAGCACTTTCTAATGGTCGTTTACAGGTAGCCGTATATGGTTATTATGCAATTGCTACAAAATTAGCCGGCGGAATTAGACGCTGGAACAAGTCCTGATCTAATTAGTTAGATCAATAGCGTTAAGGGGCATTGGAAGCCTTTGCCCCTTAACTTTTAAGAAAGGAAAGTAAATTGGCTGCTACTTGGGTGACTGAAGCGGAACTTCGCTTGTCGTTGGGGATTGGGAGTTTATACAGTTCTGAAGTGGTTGAAGAAGTATGTCAATCTGCTCAAAATATTGTTAGCGGTTATTTGTGGAAAAATCAACAATACAATTCTGCACACTCTCACATTGTTGGCTACGGTACATTATATTTTGATACACCCCATGACTATTTTATTGGTCAAACAGTAACGGTAAGTGGTAACGGCGCAACTTTTAATGGTTCAAAAACAATTACAGATGTAAGTGCATATTCAATTACTTTTGCAACAACACACTCAACTATTGAACCAATTCATCCAACAAATCCTTTTGGTACGGTAGCAGGAACAGATTATGTTTCATACGGAACTGTTCCCGAAATTAGGGAGAGTAGTTTAATGATTGCAACTGACATTTGGCAAGCAAGACAAGCAAGCAATGCAGGTGGAATATCACCTGACTTTCAACCAAGTCCTTATCGCATGGGAAATACTTTAATCGCAAGAGTTCGTGGTTTGTTAGCAAATCACTTATCACCTAATGGCTTGGTTGGCTGATGACAGTTGCCGTTACAACTCTCAGATCAACCCTTGCGACTGCGTTAACTAACGCAGGGGTTTGGCAGGTGTTTTCGTACCCACCTGCCACTCCCATTGCTAATTCTGTAATTATTCAAGCGGATGACCCTTATGTTGAGCCAAGTAATAATTCTTACGCCTCAATCGCACCTAAAGCAAATTTTCGTATTGTTATGATAGTTCCTATGTTTGATAACCAAGGAAATCTTAATGGTATCGAAGATATGGCAGTTGGTGTGTTTAATAAGTTAGCCGCATCAACAACACTTAAAGTAAATATTGGCAGTATATCCGCGCCTAGCGTTTTGTCATCTAGTGCCGGAGAAATGCTAAGTTCTGAACTATCCATTTCTATAATGACAAGTTGGAGTTAATAATGTCTGAAATTTATGATGTTCCTTCAGAGGACAAGGCTTGGCTTGAAAAAGTCGGGCAAATAGCACCAAAGCCAAAAACCGTATCAAAGAAAGATGAGGAATAACCAATGGCTGTATTTCTAAATAACAAGGTCGGTGTCAAGGTTAATTCTGTTGACCTTTCTGACCATGTGACTTCAGTAACACTAAATCGTTCATTCAACGAACTTCCTGTAACTGCAATGGGCGATTCCGGAGAAAAATTTGTTAAAGGGCTTGAGGCTTCAAGCGTTAACATTTCATTTCTAAATGACACCGCTTCAGCACAAGTTCTTGCAACACTTCAAGCAGCATGGGGTACTTCAGTAACAGTAATCCTTCTTCAAGAAAAAGGAACTGCTGTTTCAGCAACCAACCCTCTTTATACAATGACCTGTTTAGTCAACAACACTACCGATATTAACGGCGCAGTTGGCGATCTAAGCACACAAGATGTAACTTGGACTATTAATGGTACAGTTGCAGTAGCAACAACAGGTTCATTCTAAGGAGAACAAGTGATTAAACTCAAGATAACCAAGGCTTCAGGGGATGTATCAGAACATGATATAACTCCTGCTATCGAGTACGCATTTGAACAACACATGAAAGCCGGATTCCACAAAAGATTCCGCGATGAAGAAAAACAAAGCGATGTTTATTGGCTAGCATGGGAAGCCGAAAGACGCGCTAATGTAACAGTTGCACCATTTGGGGAACAGTATTTGACAACTCTACGCGCAGTAGAGATTTTGGATGCCGACTCCCCAAATGGGTAATGCGGCATGACTTCACCTATCTAGTTGCACTTTTGGCTATAAGGACAGGCATACCGCACTCAGAATTTATTAACATGGATAGATCATTACTTTTAGCAACTCTAGCAGTTCTAAAAGATGACGCGAAAAGGACAGAAAATGCCAGTCGAGGTCGCAGGACTAGATGAGACTTTATTTAGTTTAAAGAATTTTGCGCCCGACCTTTATCGCGAAATGTTGGAAAAGATACAACCTGAAATGGCAAGAATATCTGATACTGCTAAAGGCATGGTCAGAGCAAGAGTTATTGGCTTAGATACTGGATGGTCAACTCAAGGTAAAAAAGCCAAGTCAAGAACAGAACGCAAGCGCGGATTCCCAAAGTACGATGCTTTCAAAATCCGCAAAGGTCTTGGTTATAGTTTAGGTACAACCAAAAGAAATAAATCAGGATTTGTTCAAACATTTATACTTCAAAACCACAGCGCAGCAGGTGCAATATTTGAAACCGGTGGCAGAAAAAATCCTAACGGTCGTTCTTCGATGATGAGTTTGAGTGAAGGCAAGCAAGGAAAAGTGCAAGGCTACGAAGGCACTTACAAATCTAATCAGCAATTCTTAAAAAGAAAAACTGGTTCATACGGTAGCAATAACCCATTTGCAGGTTACCAATTTGTTCAAGCATTAAACAATCAACAGAAATTAGTCAGCATTGGCAAAGGTCGTAAGCGTCAAGGTCGTTTAATGTACAAGGCTTTTTATGATGACCAAGGTAAAGTGCAAGATGCAGTTATGAAAGCGATTGATGCCGCTAAGTTAAAATGGACTAAAAGAGTTGCTGGAGCAAGTTACAAAGCATTTGAGAAGGCGGCATAATGAACGGTTTTTCCCCAATAGATATTGCAATTACCTCAACCTACAAAGACAAGGGTGCAAGGCAAGCGCAGAACTCTTTAACCAAATTAAGCAAGAGTGCATCAACATTAGCAAGAAACTTTGGCGTCGCATTTTCTATTGCTCAATTAGTTCGCTTTGGTAAAGCCTCAGTTAGTGCGTATGCAGCCGAAGAAAAATCAGCAAAGTCATTAGCCTTAACATTAGGTAATCTAGGACAATCTTTTGCAGTAGTTGATACTGAAGCATTTATTGCCAAGATTCAAAAGACTCGTGGAATTCTTGATGACCAACTAAGACCAGCAATGGCAACTTTGGTATCTACGACATTAGATGCAAAGAAGTCTCAAGATATATTGATGACTGCTTTAGATTTATCAGCCGGCGCAGGTGTTGACTTAGAGACCGCAACTAATGCGTTAGCCAAATCCTACATGGGCAACAACACCGCATTAGGTAAATTAAACATTGGTTTAACATCATCTCAAATTAAAACTGCTAATTTTACTGAAATACAAAAACAATTAAACACACAATTTGCTGGACAAGGTGAAGCGTCTGCTTCAAGTTTTGCTGGTCAAATGTCAATAGTTGCTGCTCAAGCAGATGTTGCAAAAGAGATTATTGGTAAAGGTCTTGTTGATGCAATGGGTGAACTTAACATTAATGCTGAAAATACCGGCGGTGCAATGGAATTCCTTGCTAAACAAATTGCAAGCGTAACTCAAGGTGCTGCTAAATTTATTCGTGGCAACATACAGTTATTAAATACACCTATTTCTGAATTAGTCAAAGATCAATCAGGCAGTATTTTTAACTACAAGATGAACATAAAGACCCCTTATGACCCTATGAGTGGCAACTTTAATTACGAGGCTATTAACAGAAAAGAAAAACAATTACAAGCGGATGCTGCTAAGGCTGCCAAGGCTAGATTAGCCGCTATTGCCAAAGAGCGTCAATTACTTATTGACCAAGGCAAGATTAAAAAGTCTCAAGGAATAATGGATGCAGAACAAGCCAATATTCTTGCAGCATTACAAGGCAAGATTTCAGATAACGAACGCCTAAGACTTGAACTGCAACTTGCTTTGTTAACTGGCAATGCTAAAGAAGCAGATAGATTGTCCAACGAGTTGTTAATTTCTCAAAGTAATTTAACAGGCTTAGCAACAATGATTGCTAAATTACCTAAAGCCTTAAATCCATTTGCTGATTATCCTCTTTATATTCAACAAGCATTGGCAGAACTTGCTAAACTTGCTGCTGCGCAACAGAATTTACAATTTTGGCAACAAGTAAGACAACAAAGCAACGCAATGAACGCATCAATGACTAATCTCACCCCAACAAATGCTGCGCAAGTTTTGGCTAACTCACCAATTGCGCTTAATGATTATCAATCTATTACTGGAGAAATGTCAGCCCTTGGTGTTAAGAATATGGGTCAGATTAACATTACGGTTAACAATGCAGGAAGCGTTGTATCAGATGCAGACCTCGCAGAACAAATTAGACAGAAACTACTAAATAGTAACTTGTCAGGTTCACCAAGTGCTATTGGAAGATTACTTGGTGCGTTTGCATAATGGCACTACCAGCAACCGTATATGTTAGCCTAAACTTTAGTTCCGGCGCGACATTCTCAAACCCATTTACAATTGGCGACCCTGTCAATGGTGTACTTGGTGTTGGTGTTTTATCGGATGCTACCGCACCTGCTTTAATTGTTGATTTAACTTCTCAAACAAGAAGAATAAGTATCAGGCGTGGAAGAAATATCTTACGCGATACTTATGAAGCAGGTACTTGTATTGTTAGAATTTATGACCCTAATGGAGACTTTAACCCTCAGTCTGTAACATCTCCTTACTATGGCAAATTAACACCATTAAGAAAATTAAGAATATCTGCTTCAGTTGGTGGCACTTCTTATTATTTATTTAGTGGATACACAACAGATTATGCTTATTCTTACGATCAAGCAGAAAACATGGCTTATGTAGATATCAGCGCGAGCGATGCTTTTCGATTGTTCAACTTGGCTTCAGTTCTATCCGTTACTGGGGCAAGTGCTGGTCAAGATACTGGTACTAGAATTAATAAGATATTAGATACAGTATCTTTTCCAAACGGTATGCGTACCATCGAGACTGGAAACAGTTTAACTGTTAACGACCCTGCAACCCTTCGCACTTCTTTATCAGCAATTAAAAACGCAGAATTTTCAGAACAAGGTGCATTTTATATTACAACCGAGGGTAATGCTATATTTAAGAACCGTAATAGCGTAATTTCTTCAGCAGGTAATACTCCAATTGCTTTTAATCAAACATCGGGTATTCCATACAAAAACCTTAAATTTGCGTTTGATGACAAGTTGATTATTAACAGCGCAACTATGACTAAGGTTGGTGGCACATCTCAAAGTTCTTATGATTTAGATAGCATTGCAACCTACTTCCCTCATTCTATGGATGTAAGTGATTTAGTTATTGATACAGACGCAAATGCTATGAATATAGCCAAAATCTATGTTGCAACACGATCAACAACAACAATCCGAATTGATGAAATGACATTAGATTTGCTAGACCCATCCGTACCTACCGCAACAGCCTTGGCATTGGATTACTTTGATAATGTGATTATTACCAACATTCAGCCGGATGGTTCAACCATAGTCAAAAATCTTCAAATTCAAGGGGTAAGTCACGATATAACACCTTACACATGGATTTCAAACTACACAACCATCGAACCTTTGGTTGATGGATTTATTATTGGGAACTCCACCTATGGGGTTCTCGGCGATGATATACTTAGTTACTAACAAGGAGATAATATAATGGCAACAGGCTTTCCAGCAGCAACAGGCGATGTTCTTTCGGCGGCAATGTTTAACGGGTTAGTATCCTTTACTTTGAATAGTCAAAGCGGTTCAACCTACACCCTTGCTTCAACTGACCAATATCAGGTTCTAGTTGTTGCAAGCAACGCAAGCACTAAAACAATTTCAATACCAACAGATGCAACTTACGCATTTCCTAATGGAACTGCGATTACTATTTTAAATACAGGTGCAGGACTTTTAACGGTCAACGCTGTAACTTCAGGAACAACAACTATTACTAGCGCGGGTGCTGCACCTGCTGCACCAACAGTTTCACAATATAAGTCTTGCGTTGCAATTAAAATTTCAACTAATGCTTGGACAATTTGTGGGGCAATTGCGTAATGTTAAATATAATTGCAGGTTTACAATCAGTAACAGCATCTGCACCGGCAGCATTAGATGTTGAGTATTTAGTTATTGCAGGTGGCGGTGGAGCGGCGGCTTATGCTGGTGGTGCTGGGGCAGGTGGTTTACGCACAAGCAGTTTTACTCCATTAAACACAGGCACAAATTATTCACTAATTTTAGGTGCTGGCGGTGCAGGAAGTAATAACGATACGCCAACCAAAGGTAGCAACTCTACTTTCAATACTATTGCAACAA